ATATGTTTGATGTTCAACGCGCCAAAAAAAGGCACTCAGCACTAAAAACAGAACGGTCTAGTTGGGATTCGCACTGGCAAGAAATTTCTGATGTGTTAATGCCTCGTTCTGGTCGTTTTGAGTCAACAAAGCGCAATGATGGCCAAAAAAAGCACAACAAAATCTATGATAATACTGGCACGTTGGCACTAAGAACATTATCGGCTGGCCTCATGGCTGGTATGACATCACCAGCGCGCCCATGGTTTCGTGTTTCAATAAAAGAAAAAGAATTGACCGAAGTTCATGCGGTCAAATTGTGGTTGTCAGAAGTCACCGAAATCATGCTCACTGTTTTTCAGCGTTCTAATTTTTATCGCGCATTACATGGTTGTTATGATGAGTTGGGCGCATTTGGCACGGGCGTTATCTTTGTTGAAAAAGACTACAAAGACGTGATTTGCTGCTATTTGCTGACAGTTGGTGAGTATTGCATTGCTACTGACTACAAGGGCAAGGCTAACGCACTATACCGCGAATTTGATATGACAGTGGAGCAGCTAGTAAAGCAGTTTGGTTATGATAATTGCTCAATGACTGTTAAAAGCTTGTACGACAATAAAAACTTAGATGCTTGGGTTACGGTTGTTCATGTTGTCGAACCGCGCATTGATAGAGATACAACCAAAGTTGACAGTAAAAATATGCCGTTTGTCTCGGTGTATTTTGAATTATCGTCAGATAGCCAAGTATTACGCGAGTCGGGTCTAAAATCGTTTCGTGTATTAGCTCCGCGTTGGGATGTGACAGGCAGCGATATTTACGGCGAGTCTCCTGCAATGGAGGCTTTGGGTGATATTAAGCAGTTACAGCATGAGCAATTAAGAAAAGCTCAGGCAATTGACTATCAAACTAATCCGCCCTTGCAGATTCCTGCATCTTCAAAAAATAAAGACACCAATCTCTTACCAGGTGGAATCACCTACGTTGATATGACAAGCAATACAAATGTCATTCGGTCGGCGTTTGATGTGCCTTTACGCTTAGATTATTTATTGCAAGACATCGGCGATGTTCGTCAGCGTATCAACTCCGCGTTTTATGCCGATATGTTTTTGATGATGGCTAACACTGTCAACAATCGCATGACAGCTACAGAAGTAGCAGAACGTCACGAAGAAAAGTTGTTAATGATTGGCCCTGTACTTGAGCGATTGCATAACGAGTTATTACAGCCAGCAATTGAAATCACTTTTGAAATCATGCTTGAAAGTGGGCTTGTGCCTGAGCCACCGCAAGAACTACAAGGTATTGAATTGGATGTCGAGTTTGTCTCAATGCTTGCACAAGCTCAACGTGCAATCAGTGTTAATAGCCTGGATAGATTTGTTTCGTCTATTGCTGGTTTGAGTCAGTACAAGCCTGAAATTCTAGATAAATTAAACCCTGATGCGATAGCAGACCACTTGCAAGAGTCTTTGGGTATTAGTCCTGAGTTAATCCATTCAAATGAAACAGTTCAAGCCATGCGTCAAGCGCGTATTGATGCACAACAACAACAAGCGCAACAAGAACAAATGATGCAAGCCGCTGAAACAGCTAAGGCGTTATCTCAGGCAAAAATGAATGATGAGAGCGCACTAACTAACGTGACTGGCATGTTCAACGGCTATTCAGCCCCGAACATTTTGCAGTGAGGTTTTTATGAAGCTACTCATTCAGCGTGAAGCATCAACAGAAAAAAGTACACCAGGTAAGCTCTATTTAATTCAAAACGAAAAGCCTGTTTTTTTCTGCTACACGCTGGAAGATGTGGTACGCGATGTAAAAGTGAAGGGCAAAACAGCAATACCAAGCGGCAATTACCGCGTTATCGTGAATTTATCTAACAGATTTAAAAAACGCCTGCCTTTGCTTTTGAGTGTTCCTAATTTTGAGGGTGTTAGGCTTCATGGCGGTAATACTCACGAAAATACAGATGGCTGTCCGTTGCTTGGAAAAAACAGAGATAGCCTAGACCGTATTAGTAACTGCGCTCCTGCCGTCAAGTCTGTTATTCAGTTGATTGATGCTGCAACAGCAAGAAAAGAACAAGTTTATTTGGAGATAAAGAATGCGTCTTAATGATTTGGGTGGCGCAAGCAATGAAGCTATTAGCGCACTATCTTCGCCTTTTTTGGCGTTTTTAACTGCGATTGTTCGCTCGTCTTATTACGGTAAAAAACCTTGGTCTAAGCGGTTTTTAGAGGCGTTATTAATCGGCTTGGCAACGGCTGGCATCATACCGATTGTGATGTATTTTAAGTTGTCTCTAACACTCACGGTTTTTTTTGCTGTGTTTATAGGGATTTTAGGTATTGAAGTGATTACTGATTTAATTCAAATGTACATCGAGCGTAAGACAAAAACTCAAATAAATATGAAAAGAAGATGATGGCAACCTAAACAAACTTTCAGGACTTATATTGTGTCATATACCGAAAAAGACGAACTAAAAGATTTAGAGGCTCAACAGCAAATAAGTGATTTGCTTGCTGTGATGAGTACGGCACAAGGAAGACGATTTATTTGGCGGCTGCTGAGTGAGTCGGGAGTTTATCGCACTTCTTTTAGTTGTGATATTGCGCTGATGTCATTCAATGAGGGTAAGCGCAATATAGGTCTTGAGTTATTAAGCGAATTAGTTAGCAACTGTCATTCCAGTTATTTAAAAATGGTTGAAGAAGCAAATGTCAACAGAACCAACGCCACAGCCAAGCCCAGAACCGACCCCGACTCCTGAGCCAACGCCAAGTCCGTCACCTGAGCCAAGTCCTGCACCAACGCCTGATGTAAAGGCCGATACTGGTTTAGTTATTCCTGAAAAGTATGATTTTAAATTGCCTGATGGTGTTTCTTTTGATGAAACAGGTATTACGGCTTTTAGTGAATTTGCCAAAGAAAACAAATTAAGCCAAGAATCGGCACAAGACCTTTTGGCTAAATTAGCTCCTGCCTTAGCTCAACGTCAAGAGCAAGCACTTGAGCAGGTTAAAACACAATGGGCTGATACAGCTAAGGCCGACAAAGAGTTTGGCGGCGATAAGTTAAATGAAAATTTGGCGATTGCTAAAAAGGCAATTGATAAATTTGGCTCTCCTGAGTTGTCGGCGTTTTTAAATGAAAGCGGCCTAGGTAATCATCCCGAAATTATTCGGGCTTTTTATCGTGCAGGAAAGGCAATTAGTGAAGATGTTTTTGTGGGTGGTGGTAATCGGACAGAGACCGACCCTGCAAGACTTATGTACCCAACAATGAAATAAAGAGGCTAGACGATGACTGCTTTATCTACTATCTATCCAAATCTCTTAGATGTTACTCGTCGTTTAGACCCAAATGGCGCGATTGATAGCATTGCAGAGATGCTGATGCAAACTAACCCGATTCTGGACGATGCTGTTTGGCGTGAAGGTAATTTACCTACAGGTCATCGGGCAACGATTCGTACAGGTTTACCAACTCCAACATGGCGTAAGCTCTATGGTGGTGTGCAACCTGCAAAGTCAACAACTCGTCAAGTCACTGATGCTTGCGGTATGTTAGAAGCGTATGCCGAAGTTGACAAAGCATTGGCTGATTTAAACGGCAATGCTCCTGCTTTCCGTCTCTCCGAAGACCGCGCTCACATTGAATCGATGAGCCAAGAGCTTGCTTCGACCTTGTTCTATGGTAACGAAGGCAGTGAACCCGAAGCCTTTACTGGTTTTGCCCCTCGTTTTAATGACCAATCAGCCGAAAATGGCGTAAACATTATTACTGATGCAGCCACTCCTGATGGTACAGACAACGCCTCTATGTGGTTGGTTGTGTGGGGTGATAACGTACACATGCTTTATCCAAAAGGCTCAAAAGGCGGCCTGCAAATGACCGACAAAGGTCAAGTTACTATTGAAAATGTTGATGGTAACGGTGGTCGCATGGAAGCATACCGCACTCACTATCGTTGGGATTGTGGCTTGCACGTTAAAGACTGGCGTTATGTTGTGCGTATTCAGGTTGATTTAGAAGATTTAACCAAGAATGCCGCTACTGGCCCCGATTTAATTGACTTAATGGCTCAGGCAGTGGATTTAGTGCCAAACATTAACGCGGGCCGTCCTGTGTTTTATGCTAATCGTGCTTTGCGTGGTTTCTTGCGCCGTCAAATCATGAATAAAGTCGCCAACTCTACGTTGTCGATTGAGCAATTAACTCGTCCAAATGGTGCGATGTTACGCGAAATTATGTTTGACGGTATTCCTGTTCGTCGCTGTGATGGCTTGTTAAGCACTGAGTCAGGCATTTAATGCAATTTAGAGTTGGAGTATAAAACATGATTCTTGATAAATTAACTGAATTTGCTGATGCCGTTTCTGTTGCTGCTGCTGCTGGCACTGCTTTAATCGGCAATCAGATTGATATTTCTGCAGCTTTGGGCGATATTGGTCACGGCGAGCCGATTTACTTGGTAATTACCACAGACACCGAAATCATTACGGGCGGCTCTGCTGGCACAATTAAGTTCCAATTGGTGTCCGATAATTCCGCATCTATCGCTGTGGATGGCTCTGCTACGGTGCATTATGACACAGGTACTTTTGTGACTGATGATGCTGCGGCCAATGATAGCCAATTAAATGCTGGTGGTGTGATTGCCTGTGTTGCCTTACCAATGGAAGGTAAGGTTTATGAGCGTTATTTGGGTATCTTGGCGATTGTTGCCACAACCACAGTAACGGCTGGCAAAATCAACGCTTTCTTAACCAAAGACCCGTCAAAATGGAAAGCATATCCTGACGCTATTTAAGGTGGTGGTGTATGCGTGTTATTGCAACAAAAGACGGTTTTTATAATGGTAAGCGTGTGCCAAAAGGCAAAGAGTTTGATTTTTTAGGTAAACGTTTAGGTTCTTGGATGAAGCCAGTTGATAAAAAGATTGGTAAAGAAGCCAAACCAAAACAAGAAGAAGTTTTAACTTTTTCTGAAATGACCAAAAAAAATCAAGAAGAAGAACAGTCTTTGATTGATAAAAAGACTGGCAAAGAAGCCTAAAAGCGGCCTATCTATAAAAACCATAAATGGGGACGCTATGTCCCCATTTTTGTAGGTGATATATGACAAGTGTTGTTGATATTTGCAATTTAGCATTAACACATATTGGCGATGAGGCCAATGTCACCGCCATTGCTCCACCTGATGGCAGTACACAAGCAGCATTATGTGCAACGTATTATCCTGTCGCTCGTGGTATCGCATTAGAGGCGCATAATTGGACGTTTGCCACTAAAACAGCCGAGTTGTCTTTGTTGGATTACGAAGATGATACTTGGTTTTATGCCTACAGTTTGCCGTCTTCATGCTTGAAGATTATCGGCTTATCGCCATTGCCTACAGATAGCGACTATCAAACAGATAAAGACTTCACGATTGAAGCCAAAAGCGATGGCTCTCTAATGCTTTTGACTAATACCGAGTCAGCATCCTGCAAATACATTTACAACATCACGGACGTTAATAAATTCAGCAATAAATTTGTTGAGGCATTATCGTATTTGTTAGCGTCACAACTTGCAGGGGCGTTAATCAAAGGTGATGTAGGTATAAAGGTTGGCCAAAATATGCGAGCTAATTACGAGGCTCTTATTAACCAAGCTGCTGTTTCTGACCTAAATCAAACTAAAAAAATTCATTCACATAAACCTGTTTGGATGAGCAATAGATAATGGCCAACACCAAAGTATTACAACAGTCATTTAATGGCGGCATTATTTCTGATGAGATGCTTGGTCGGTTTGATGATGTAAAACGAACAAACGGCGTGTCTGAGTTAAAAAACTTTATTGTCACACCGCAAGGGCCGATAACAAAAAGAACAGGCACAGCATTTGTGCGTGAGGTGGAGGATTCGGACGATAACTGCATAATCATTCCGTTTATTTATTCGATTGACCAATCCTTTGTAATTGAAATAAGTAATAGCTATTTTAGATTCCACACTAACGGAGCGACTTTAATGATTCCCGACTTGGGCGATATTCCGACATGGGATTCATTAACCAGTTATGAGGCGGGTGATTTTGTTATTAAAAGCGGCACCGTGTATCAAGCAAAAGAAGATAACGTAAATCAAGACCCTGCCGTTGGTAGCGGATCAGGTGGGTATGTTTGGAATATCATGCCAAGCTCTGGCATATACCAAATAAAATCGGAGTATTTCGGATTAGACTTAAACAAAATCAATTTTGTGCAATCCAATGATGTCGTTACGCTTGTACATCCTGATAGCCCTCCGTATGAACTAAAGCGCATGAGCGAGAGCTTTTGGCGGTTTGATAATGTTATAAATGACAGTCTTGATGCGCTTATTCCAGATAGTCCCGAAATAGATACCGCCCGATCTGTTGGCTCTGGTGACACAGTTTATAGATACAAAGTAACATCTGTTAATAGTGATAGTGAGGAGAGTTTGCCAAGCGGCGAAATGCTTGGTAATGCTTGGACAATTGACATTGTGACATCGGGAGCAGCAACCACTGTTTCGACTGTTCTTGATAATGATTTTAAAGTCGGTCAACGTATTAGTATTAGCGGTGTTGGCTCTGACATGAATTTTGTTGAGGGTGATTTCGAGGTTTACGCAATCAGTACATCGAAGATATTCACTATTTCACAAAACGGTGTTCCTTATAACACAACAGGTGCGGGAACATCAGGAAGCGGCGGCACTGCCCGTGCTTACGGCTATGTTAATGACCTACTCACAACAGGTAATAAGAACGTATTTACATGGACGGCTGTTAGTGGTGCAGCAAAATACAAAGTTTACAAAGAAAGCTCTGGCCAATTTGGTTTTGTGGGTGAGACAGAATTACCGTTTTTTATTGATGATAATATCGCGGCTGATATTGCAAGAACCCCACCAATTGACCGTGACATATTAAACGCGGCTAATGATTTTCCTCGTGCGGTGACTTATCACGAACAAAGACGAGTGTTTGCTGGCTCTAATAATGCGCCACAAACCGTGTGGATGACACGAACAGGCACAGAAGCAGACTTTAACTATCATATCCCTGTGCTTGATGACGACAGTATTGTTTTTAGAGTTGCAAGTCGTGAAAACAATGCTATTCAGCACCTTGTTCCGTTGGGTGATTTGCTTCTGTTAACAAATGCGGCCGAGTGGAAGCTATACGGGCAAGGCTCTGTTATTACGCCAACAACATTAAGCGTCAATCCACAATCATATATTGGCTGTAACGGCGTTCAACCTGTCACCATAAACACTACCGCTTTATTTGCTGAGGGTACGGGCGGCCATGTACGCGAAATTGCATATAACTGGCAATCAGGCGGCTATGCTACGCGAGACCTTTCTATACGCTCTCCGCATTTGTTTGAAAACAAGAGTATCGTTGATATGGCCTATTCTAAATCACCGATTCCTGTGGTGTGGTTTGTTAATGGTGATGGTGAGTTGCTTGGTTTAACGTACATGCCAGATCAAGAGGTTTTTGCTTGGCACCAACACGACACAGATGGCCTTTTTGAGAGTGTGTGCTGTGTTCCTGAAAACGGGCAATCTGTGCTTTATGCCATTGTTCAGCGCGAAATTGATGGTAATACAGTGAGGTACATCGAGCGATTTGCTGAAAGGTTTGCAGGAGTTACTGCTGATGCTTTCTTTGTTGATTGTGGCGCAACGTATGATGGCGCAGCAACCACCACGATTACAGGGCTTGATTTTATAGAAGGCAAAACGGTAGCAATTCTTGCTGATGGCGCGATTCACCCACAAAAAACAGTAACAGGCGGTGAGATTACACTTGATTACGAAGCCTCAAAAGTGCAAGTCGGACTGCCTATTGTATCAACACTAAAAACATTACCCGTTGCGATACAAGTTGAAGCCTACGGCATGGGCAGAAACAAAAACATAAACAAAGCCATTGCTAGAGTAAAAGATGCGAGTGGTTTATATTTTGGATATGACGAAGACCATCTAGTCGAATATAAGCAACGGTCAACTGAGGTTTACGGCAGTCCTCCAAATTTAATAAGCGGCGAAATTGAATTAAATGTAACAGGCAATTGGAATAAATCGGGTCAGATTTGCGTGAGACAATCAAGCCCTTTGCCGTCAACAATTATTTCATTAACCCTTGAGTTATCTATAGGTTAATTTATGAATCCAATTTTAATGCTGCAAATGTTTAACGCGGGAAATAATGCGATAGGGAGCTTTTTTGGCGCAAAACAACAGCGTCAAGACCTGAATTTTCAAGCTAACATGGCCGAAATAAACGCGGGCTTGTACGACTTAAAAGCCAAAGATGCTATGCAGCAAGGTATTGCAGCCGAGCAACAATACCGCATGAAGACGGCGCAAGAAAAAGGCAGTTCTCGTGTAAAGGCAGCCTCTCGCGGCATTGATTTATCAAGTGATGTGGTTGTTAATGAGCTAACAACTCAAGATTACATTACCGAGATTGATACAAACACCATTCAGGCGAATACAATCAAGTCGGCATTTGGTTATAAAACAGAAGCACAAAACCAACGCTCTCAAGCCAACATGATGAGAACATCTGCTAATTCTATCAATCCAGCAATGGCAACATTTAACTCACTGCTTGGTGGTGCTACCGATATTGCGTCCACCTGGCATGGTCAAAAGAAAGCAGGAGTTAAATAATGAGAGTGCCTGTTGTCGACCCATCTGTACGCGGAGGCGGTTTTGATGCGCCAATGCCAACAAACTACGCCCAAAAACAAGCAGAGCAAACTGGACAGCTTATAGATAACGCCTTAGGTACTGCCGCAAAAATTCAAAATGATATGCAAGTGCAAGCAAATCAATTGCGTGTCGATGATGCGAGTGTGCAGGCGCAAAACATCATGATGAGGCGTCAACAGGAGTTTATGCAGTACAAAGGAAAGGATGCAATTCAGCGCGGTGATAAATCATTAGACCAAGAATTTGATGAGCTGCTGACTAAGGATTTTGAGGAAATTGGCAAATCATTAGGTAATGATGCACAGCGTCAAGTTTGGCATTTACAGTCAAACGATATGCGCCGTTCGTTTGGTTCAAAAGTTAATAATTATATGCTTGGTGAGTACAAGTCGTACAACGAAAGCGTACAACAAGGGAAAATAAGCACGGGCTTGCAAATGATTGCACAAAATCCTGATGCCAAGAGCGAAGATTATCAGCGCGGGAAAAT